ATCGTAGGGAAACCACACCCTTCCACACAAATATCTGTAGAAAAAGGGCCGTGGCATAGGAATATATAATAGCAGTCTGTCCAGTCTGTCCGTCTGTCCAGTGAATAAAAGACAGGGAATAAAATATATTCTACTAATACAAATGCAGTAGGTACAATGCCATTTAAAACCGCAGCCAAACCGCAGATATATATCTACTTTATGACGATGAGGAAAAAGTTAGAGTTGCTGAATGATAGATACCCCGATGATAAAATATTTAATCTATTATTGGCCGAGGTAAAACTGCTGGAGACATATACATATGACAAGCACGATTGGAGATTTGAAAATTATCTTGGTGAGATGGAGAAAAGAAAGATAAAAGATGGAAAAAAATCGTAGAAATGTGTATAATAATGGGAAGAAATAGGCGTTAAACTACTATTTATTATAGATATAAATAAAGAGAGATTAAGATTGAAAGGAAAAACAGGCACAAAGCATACAGCAACTGATGGCGTAAAAGGATTTCAAAAGAAAAGTTCTTTGTCTTACGCTCAATCGGACGGTGCGAGATTGTTGGCTGAAGGATTATCTAAACAAAAAGTTTCAGATAAGATTGGGGTCAGTGTGTCTACGATTTATAAATGGTTAAAGCAACCAGCCTTCATCACTGCAATAGAGATAGAGAAAAAACATTTAAATCTTTTAAAGCCTGAGTACCTGAAGGTGGAGAGCGCAGAAATTAAAACCCGATTGGACTCTCTTCTCCTCACCTCTCTCAATAGATTGGAAAAAATAATAAAAGAATCCCCGAATGAACCCGCTGTCGTTAAGGCTGCGGTCTTTGTTATAGAAAAATATGCCCACAATCATACTGTTGTTGAGGAAGAAATAGAAAAAGAAATGGAAGAGTTAGAGTCTGCATTTAGATTAGTGGGGGCTGTTTAATCTATGCCCTATATGCCTAAATCTATACCGAAGAAATACCACGGCCAACTCTCCTCTATATTAGAGAACCCTTTATCTTTTTTTAAACTCTTAAAGATAACGGATAAGCAGACGCAGAAACTCATTCCCTTTTATTTAAACGCAGAACAATCACGGCTATTAAAATTATTAGAATTAAAAAATAAAATAATAATATTAAAGCCTCGTCAGATTGGTATCTCTACATTGATTAGAGCATATGCTTTTTGGAGAGCGTATTGTGCTGATGCCTCAGAGAAATGGGGCGTTATTTCTTTTCATGATAGAAGCGCGAAACATTTAAGGGGAATGGATGCAGGATTTTACGATGGTCTTCCTGAGTTAATGCAAAGAGATTTACAAATAAATAATACTACAGACTTAAAGTTTGCAGATACTGGTGCAACACTGTCATCTTATACCGCTGGCTCTAAGGGTGGTACTCGCTCATTCTCTCTGACATCTGCTCACCTTTCAGAGTTCGCCTATTACACTGACCCTTCTAAAGTATTGGCAGCCACTACCGCAACCTTACCCAAGGATGGAAAACTTTTAATAGAATCTACACCGCATAAAGCAGGAGATATATTCCATCAGTTGTGTATAAACTCTCCCGATAATGGCTGGACTTTAATATGTTTTTGGTGGTGGGAGCATGAGGCTTATCAGTCACCAGCACCATCAGACTTTGAGCCTACGGAAGAGGAAGTGCAATTGATTGCGAAGTTTAATTTAAATAATAATCAGTTGCAATGGAGAAGAGAAACAGTTGGAACCATTGGCATAGATGATTTTAGAAGAGAATATCCTGCATCATTAGACGATGCTTTCCATCTCGGTGATTCAAACTTCTTCTCAAACGATGCGCTGAATTGCATAGAACCAATAGCCATGAGAGGAGAAGATATAACTCTCGAAGCACCTGAAGAAAATAATGTTTATGTTGCGGGAGTAGATGTGGCTGCTGGAGTCAACAGAGATTATTCTGTACTGACGATAGCCTCAGCCATGAACAACCAAGTGGTCTACACCTATAGGTCAAACCGTAAATCTCCTACGGCTTTTGCAGAAATAATATATAAAAAAATATCCCAATACAACGATGCGTTTACGTTGGTTGAAAGTAATAATCACGGCCATTTAATATTAGATAGACTCAGGTTATATGGCTTCACTAATCTATGGGTCACCGAGAAGAGAAAGGATTGGACGACAACACTACCATCTAAAGTAAATATCTATGAGATTCTTCGAGAGTATATCCATAACAATATGATTTTAAAATTACCTGATGTGACCCTGTTGGAATTACATTCTTTAGTTGTAGAAAAGATAGCACCTGAAGCACCGAAAGGTATGCACGATGACCTCGCTATGAGTCTCGCTCTATGTTATAGAGCGTTGAGAGATTGTCCCAAGTATCAGATACATTCTAAGCGGGAGCATTTAATGGATTCACTTATATCAGAACGAAGAAGAAATAATATAATGAGTAAGGCTATTCCATGGCAGGTGGCTCGATGACCCCAAAGATTTTTAAAGAATTATATGAGGCTCATTCTAATTATTGGGATGGACGAAGAGCAGAGATGAGGAGACTGCGTAATGTTTACGCTAATAGATATTGGGATAAGACTGCTGACCCATCTCAGATTCTAATAGAAGTACCGAGAGCCTACGAATATGTAGAAGGTTTTATTGCAAGTCTTTATGCCCGTAATCCTGCTGTTGTAGTGAAGGCTGATTTGAGGGGAAGAGGAGTACCACAAAAGGTACAGTCTTTAGCCAATGAATTTTTAATAATGATTCGTACAGTCTTAGAAGATGTATCAAGGCTGGCTCTTATATATCCAAATGCTTTTTTAAAACTTTCTTATACCGCTAACCCCGACCCATTCAAAAGAGTAAGGGCCAGTGTAGTTGCTCCTTGGGATTGTATTGTAGATTTAGATGGAGCCAGTTGGACAGACCAATCATTCGTAGCCCACAGATATTACATAAGAGAAGAAGAAGCGAAGGAAAGATTTGGAAATAAAAGATTCGGCATAAAGCCAATGAGAAGATTCCTTGATGATACTGATGAGGGAGAAGGCCAGTCTATCTTCAGGTCTTATGACGCAGATAGAGAGCAGTCACTGTCAGTCTTTAACTATGTAGAGATTGTCGAAGTCTATGCTATAGATAAAAATAAATTTTATGTATGGTCACCCGACTGGAACGGTGGCAGTAAGTGGTTACAGGATGGGATAGAGATAGAGGTTGGTGAAGAGGATAATATAAATACAGAAAAGTTTAATGAGATTCCTTTTACTGATGGAGCCAACCAACCAGTTGCTCCAATAATCCCTCTATATTTTTCCCGTATGCCCGAACTTCCATTGAGAGGATACTCTGCTTTAAGAAGAATCTATGACCAAATCGTAGAGACTAATGTCATTAGAACATATCAAGCCTCTATGGTCAGAAGGTCAGCACGACAATGGATTGTAGAGAAAGGTGTATATGATGACATTGCTTTGTCAAAGATAGCACAAGGCCATGATGGAGAGTTTATAGAAGTCCAGTTATCCCAAGGCCAAACACTACAAGCATCTATTCTTCCGATGCCACACTCTCCAGTACCAACTGAGTTAGAAAATTATTTCCAAAATGTTCAGGAAGATTTAGCAAAAGGTTCTTTGCAAGCAGCGTTTACTCGTGGTGAAGCAGTTAATACTACGGCTACAGAAGCATTACTGTTAGCATCTTATTCCTCTACTGAGCAAGGAAGATGTGCGAGAGAGTTACACGCTTCGATAGAGAATACCGCAAAGGTTTATATCTCTATGATGAAGACTTTCTTAGGTGATGACACAGATATTATTTTATTAAATGGTCAGCCTGAACCCATCTCTTACAAAGATTTAGATGGAGACTTTGGATTCTTTGCACAAGAGTCAGGGTCTACTCCAATCTCAGAAGCAATAAAGAAGTCAGAGTTTATGAATCTTACACAGATGCTGGCTCAGATGGGAGTACCACCACAAAAGATTTTAAAAGAAATAATCCGTCTATTCGATTTAGATGAATCCCTCCTCCCTGAAGTCACTTCTTCTGCTGATGCTGAGATGCCACAACCATCACCTTCAGGTGTTCAATCCCCCCAAGTTCCCCCTGATATGCCAATCATGCAAGGTAAAGGTGCTTCTCCACAGGATGTGGAACCCTTCTTACCACAAGGTCAAGGAGGAATATACTGATGCCTATTTATGAATACCAGTGTCAGCCGTGCAATCGGTTGCATGAGTTCATTCTCTCTGTAGATAAGAGAAAGACTCCGCAGTATTGTCCTGAGTGTGGGGAATATTTAATAAAAATACTCTCTGCTTTCGCCCGTCATTCTTCATGGGGAGATTGGAACGGTGCATATTATGACAGAGGACTTGGCTGTAATATAGCCAGTGCCAGCCATAGAAAGAAAGTTATGAAAGAGAAAGGCGTAAGGCAGTTGGAACCCGATGAGGTATCTGACGACAGAGTTGATGCACAAATAGCCGAAGCAGAAGAGCATAATAAAGAAATAAAAAGATTTAAGGCAGACCCTAAAAAGTTTATACAGGAGGTTGATAATGCCACTTTACGATAGAGCGAATGAGGAACCCATTGTGGAACCAGCACAGTTACAACAGGCTGGACAACAGATGGATACCGCCATTACAGAACAGGTAGAAATGTCTATACCTTCAGGGAGTTACTCAATACAGAGTTTAAATCTCCTTGTAGATGGTATAAATAAAGTTTTACCACTATTTAATATAGAGCCTTACCCATCTTTTGATGAGGATATAGAAGGCCCACTACCCGAAGAATTTATTCGTCAGTTATCTATGGTATCTGAAGCAGCCATGGCTGCTGGCTTAGACCCACTTCCATTTGAAGAAGCAGTCGATGACAGAGGATTAGAGATGTTGGCTGGAAGATTGGAAGGATATTCTAAAGATAAAACTTTTAATAATTTTTTAAGTGAGCAGATTGCTTTGCTTGAAACAGGGGAAGAAGAAATCCCTGAAGAGGTTATCGCTTCACCTGAAGAAGCGGTAGAAACAGATGCACTATTTGCAGAAAGGATGGTTTAAAAATGGACAATAAAACTCCACAGGACACTGGCACAGACCAGTCTGTAGAGACAACAACTACAGAGACTAACGATGTTGGTCAACCCGTATCCCTAATGGGCGATAAGAGCGCACCTTATTATGGTGATGAATACGACCAAAGGATTGAGAAACTTCTTTTAAAACATGAGGAAGACCAGCGATACGAGAAGGCAACTGAAGAAGAAAAAAAAGAAATAAACTCCGAGACTCTAAGAGAAGGAGAATCATGGGACTCT